AGCCGCTGCTGAAGCTATCTTTGATGACAGATGATCAGCGGCTCCTGTTGTTGTTTTGGCCGCTGTGGCGGCGGCTGAAGTAGTTGTCTCGGCAGAGGTTTTAAATGTATCGCCCAATAGGGTTGATGAACTTGCAATTGTATCGCCAAAATCAACACTTCCGTCAGGATTTGGCGCGAAACTTCCCAATCCCTGATTGGCGGTAATCCCAGGTATCAGAGAAGATCCACCACTTGTTCCTGACAATAATCCATTTATAGACCCACCTTTTGTGGCATTATAGAAATCTAATCCCGCCTGCTTAATTTGGTCAGACAATGATGTTCCAGCTGATTTTAATAAAGCTGATACCTCTTGTGCGGATCGTTCTTCTGGAGATATTTTTAACTGTGAGGGTGTTGGAGCAATTAAAGTCTTGCCTAAATTTTCAGTAAATTGTTTAGTAAAACTCTGTAGAATACTTTGGTTGAAACTTGACTGAAACTTATTAACCAAGTCGCTGAAAATAGCACCGAAAGAGGTTGTGGTTTGTTTTTCAAGTTCCTTTATTCTATTTATCTGAGCAATTGCAGCCGCATTTTGGGCTTGCGATATTTTACCGTCGTTATTAAGTTGGCTTTGAGCATAAGCATCTTGTTGTGCTTGAATTTGTTGGGCATATTTTTCATCAATACTTTGCCTTGTTGCTCCTAATGAGGTTATAGACGTGTAAAAATTACTTATAAATCCCTGTACCGCTAATTGCATAGCTTCAGCAAAGTTTTTTGATATTTCCTCTGAAACTTGCTTGAAGTTAGCGGCATTTAATACGCCATTTACTTGCGATTGAACAGAATTGATATTATCAACAGCGGACTGTGGCAACTTACTGGCAACAGCCAAATCACGCAGTTTATCAAAATATGCATTTGCTGATGTAATTCGTTTTTGCCATTCAGTATTAATTTTATCAGTCCGACTTTCTTCGCCATCGTCTAATACAGAGAATGCCTGGTTAGCAATATCAATGATTTTATCATAGGTCTGCTGCTCTTGCTGTATATATTTTTCATCAATGGCCTGAATTGCCGGTAAAAGATCTGCTTTCGCTGCTAATATTTTAGCCTGAGCATCATTAGCCTGCTGTATTTGTGCATTATAGTTAGCCTTGGCTGCGTCTAACGCGCTTTTGTTGCCCCCTGCTTTAGTTATCGCATTTTGATAATTGGCATTGATCTGCGCAAGGGTTAATGTGCCTTCCGTTGCTGTAGATATAATGCCGTCGTAAAGTTTTTTAACTCGGCTTAACTCTTCATTATAGCCACTTGCTTGCTTAACCCCAAAATCGTTATTAATTTTAGTTATTGCATCGGCTGTATTTTGAGCGTCTTTTATTTGCGCATCCGAAAGTTGTTTTGATTCATTAACAGTTAGAATTCCACGTGCATTATTCACAGCTGCGGCATCCTTGGCTCCCTGAGCCGGGGATAAACCTCTTTTGCCATTTGTTGCGGCGAATAGTTTTTCCTGATAAGATATTTTTTCTGCTATCTTATCCAGTTGGACACCAAAGGCAACATACTTAGTTGTAATGTCAGCAACCTGTAATGCATAGCCAGTTAAGCCTGATTTATTTGCATCAGCGCCCGATTTTGCAACGATATCTGCTATTTGCTGCTGAATAGTCAATTCTTCCTGTTTAGACTTTACTAAACTGGCTGCGTTTTTTCCTTCAATAGCATCTAATTCAGCCTGTATTTGCTTTTGCTTTGCAATGTTTTCATTAACCTGCTCTTGTGTTTTAAGATATGGTTCAATATCCTTCAGGTTTTTCAGTTGTTGTTCTAATCCATTAATTAATCCTGAATTTTTACCTGCATCTGCCGCACTTTGATTATTTGCGGCAATCTGATTGAATTGCGCAACCTGATTCTTTGCTAATGCAACGGCCTGATTGTATTTTTGTATTTGATTTAAAAGATCATTTATCTTAGCTTCTTGTTTTAATATATCAGGATCTAAAGTAGATGTCCCTGATTGAGAAGCAAGTATTTTCCGTGAATCGGCTGTTAATTCCGCTTCTTTTTGAAGTTGTATCAGTTGCGCTCTCGCTTGCGAAAGTTGAGGCACCAAACTATTTGCTCCAACCTGATTCTTAACCAAATCAACATTTGCACCACCGGCCAATTGATTAGCAGCGGTAACAATTCCTAATGCCTTAATTGCTTCAGTAGCGTTTTTATAGGCAGTAGTTAAATCATCGGTTTTAGCTTTAGATGTATCGATGTTAGCAAAAAATTGAGGAAATGCATTTTGTAGGTCAACCAACTGGGCAGAATAATCTTTCCCAGCCTTAACCTGATCTTCTAAAGCCAAATAAAGTTCCCCCAATTTTGAAATTTGCTCGCTATAGGCTTCTGATGCTTTGGCCTGAACCTGTTCTTGCGCAGAAAGAGTTGAAAGTACATCCTCCAAAGCCTGCTTTTGTTCGCGCAAAGCCTTTAAATGTTCTGTTGCAGCCTGCGATGCTGACTTTTGAGACTTTTCATAAGCAAGAAACCCGCCACCCAATAAAGCAACTCCCAATATGACCAGGTTAACGGGTGTTAATAAAGAAGCGAAAGCAGCACCTAAAGCCGCTGTACTAATACCTGCTGTTGCAGCTACCGTTCCCTCTGTAGCTATCGCTCCTGTTGCTACTGTGGTTGCACCCGCTGCGAATTGTGCATTTTGAGCATAATATAGAAAATCAACAGCTAACAGTCCGATGCCTTTGGCTACTCCCGATATTGAACCTGAATCCAATGTCCTTACAACATCCTTAGCAATCTGCCTGGCACCAAATAAATTATTTGATAATGCGACGAGTTGACCATTAACATTTTGTAACGAAACCCCCTTAATTGAGTTGCCCAACTCATCAAAACCGGCTTTGCCAATGTTTTTTGCTTGCTGTAGTGCAATTTCAGTTTGTTGTATTTCAGCATTTAAAGCCACCAAATCCTGTTCTGGTGCGTTTAATCTTAAAGCATTGAGATCTACTAAAGCCTGTTTTAAACCATTGATATAGCCGTCCGTAGCTTGTATTTGCTCTCCTGTTTGCTGCGTGGTTTGTCCTAACGTTTGCGCAGTAGAGTTTGCACCGGCCAGTGCTTCAGCATATTGCTGCGCATTTATTGTGCCAGATGCAAGTTGTTCGTTAAGTGCTGTTATTAATATAGATTGACTTTGAACAGACCCTGTTAATTCAGGTTTTGAAATGTTTTCTGCACTCGGACCGGTAGAAGTATCATTTACAAACGATCTGTTAACCTTAGGTGTGGATGCAAGCGATGCGTTTAATTCATCAACATGGCCTTTAAGTCTTTGAACGTCCGCATCCATCGGATCAAACCCATTTGCAAGCAATGAATTTATGGCGGATTGATAAGCAGAAATTTGCTGGGTTTGATTGGCAACACTATCGCCAAAAAGGGTGGCATTACCCTGTGCTACTAAAAGCCTTTGACCTAATGTGTCTAAGGCTGCAATTCCGTTTTTAAATTGCAGTGAAACATTTGCATTATTTACCGCATTAGTTAAGTTCTCAATATTGGCAATTGACTTATTTGTGGCACTAATTAGCCCGGAATTGTCACCCGTTATTGAGTATTCTAAAATCGGCATATCAACTATAAATTTAAACTAAAAAACCGCCAATAAATAGCGGCTTTTTTTTAAAATTCTTTCAATAATTCCAACGCCATTTTTAACGTTGTGATCATTTGTTTTTGATCTTCATTATCCATATTTAATGGCCATATATCTTTAGGTAAATCTCTTTCCGGATTACCCATTCCTGAAAAATGCTTTATATACCACATTACATTTCGGGCCAGATTGGCATCCCTCTCCTGTTTTCTATAATAACCCGAAATTATCATATTATAATCTCGATATAAAACAGCGTCTATTTCATGGGGTTTATACCCTATTTCGTAGAGGATAAGGATTTTTTTGTGGATTGGGATTTTTTTTTAACCTGCTGCTGCACTGGAGCAGAATTTAAACCCAATACATCGCTTACTAAACGCCCATTGATCATGGAGTTTGAAAAATCTTCTCGGATCTTATTAAACTCTTCTCGCGGGGCAACATCGCAATAGTTTTCCACCTCGTAAATGGTTACATCGGGATATTCTAATCTGTTTAGCCTGGCATAATGGTTCATAGCGCATAATATTGCTACTGCGCTTGCTTTAGCTCGTTTAAATGGGCTATGATCGCCACCGCCTACAATTAATTCAATACATGTTTCAATCGTTATATCTAACGTTTCGCACATATCGCCTAAAGCAGGCATTCCCCAATGCAATCCGTATTCGTTACCGTTTATGTTTATCTTCATTTATTAATTTTAAAGCTTCATCTTCAGTAGGCTCGCCCTGAACTTGCAGAACGAACCTATCATAATAACATCCACATGCAGCCCATAGCTTGTAATTGATTAACCATGTATTTTTTGAATGGTGGCTAATCCTGGCTAACTCAGCTCGCCTTTCGGCCATTTTTAGGTAGTTGAAGGAATTAACGTAAATGTCGGCATTCCGTTACCTGTAATTGTGACATCATAGGTTGAACCACCTTGTGCCGGCGCATTTAATTTAACTGTGCCCAATATGCCTTGACCTTCAAACAAGAAATCATGTTCATAATTTTCAGTGTCAGTAAGTGCTGCTGATGTTAAAAATTGCACATCAACTAAAAGCGTTCCAGTAACAAATGCAGCGATCAAATCGTTGTTGTTTTTGTATCCTGTAATGCTATCCAAAAATGACTGTGCAGAGAATGTTATCTGCCAGTTTTTACTATCAACATTTGATGATTCCCACGCAATCGCTAATGCGCCTGCACCAGATGTTGGATTGGGTTTGCAAATAGGGTTCTTTGTCAAAGACGTACCCAAAGTTAGGTCGCCTGCTGTTTGACAGTTGTAATAGTTGCCGTCGATTGTAACACCGATAAGCCTGCCTTCTAAGTTTTGAGTGTTCATTGTTTTATTTTTTTAAGTATTTCGTTATATCGTTCAGATTTTAATAATTCATGTATTACTGTTTGCTGTTTTCCGATGCTTTTAACGACACCAATAAATGCATATTTTTTACCATCTTCAGACTTAAATAAACATTCAACTTTATCACCCTCAAACAGTTGTCCTTTACCATCAAATTTACTATTTAATTTAATAGTAAAAATTTGTTTTGAATATTTATTTTCACCTTCAACTACAAGGTGTTTATCAGCATCAAAAACACATTCGTTTGATACGCTCCAACCACCATCATGTACTACTGCGCAAATGCCTAACATTTCCGTATATATTTAAAATTAAAAACCCCCACTTTCGTCAACAATAATCGGATAATCTGCTTCACTCGGCATTGCGTCTATAAGCAATGGGAAATCCTGATAAGTTGGGGTTAATTTGCCCGTTCCTTGCAGAGTGGCAACCCAATTAGCAACGCCTGTTCCCGCTGCTGAAATACTGGCCGTATTAAACAATACAGCACCACTAAATTGCAACTGTATATCACTTGATGGTCTGGTGCTAAATTGTGCAAACATTGGCAACTGATTAATGAACCCGGTTTGAATCATTGCTTTAATATCACTACCAACGGCTTCTAAAAGCAAATTACCATTCACTGATATTGTCCACGATCTCAGACCGGAAACAAATTCAGCCCACCCGCCGCTATCAATTGCACTCGATGGAATCATATTTTGGTTAAAATTTATTTGGCATGAAGTTTCACATGATACGAAAGCCCCATTTATAACTAAGCCGATTAAATTACCTGATATCATAATTTTTCCATCCAGTGTTGATAGGTTAATACTCGCCTGTTTATAAAATTAATTGGTGTGTTAACCGGAAGCGGTGTCGACTGTACTTGCACTCTTGATTTTATTGCCCATCCAGGCACTTCTATTGTTTCTGCGACATTAATTACTTGCTGTTCAATATCATCAACTGCACCAGGGTTTGAATATCCGCTGGGTGAAAAATATTGAATGTCAAACACGATACTCGTAAGCCAGCCAAAATTGTCGGACAAATTAGTTTGTCCAGTTGGTTTTGCAACAGCAGTGCGCGTCTTGGTTTGGCTTGTAAGCAATATATATGCAGTAGGTGTTGCTGTTGACTTCGGCACAAGATCAGGAAACACGCCCAGCCCTGTAGCTATTTGCAAAGCAGTTATATATGCAGTACGCACAGGTTTCTCTGGAGTGTATATCATTGTGTTAGTTTTTCAAGTTCTTTTTCTACCTCTGGTATTAGTTCAGGCAAATGCCTTTGAACTGCCGGATAGAAGAATGGATGCGCCTGTGTATGTCCTTCGCCGTTTACAAAGAACTTCATTGCTTCATCCTTCCATGATTCGGGCAATCCACCAACATATTCATTAGCGAAAGGACCTGTCCCAAATTCCACATAACCGCTATATGGTGCATTAACCACAACACTGCTCTTTGTATCATCTTGTAGTATTTCAATACTTTCAACAAGCAAGGAAGTTTTTTCCGGAGCTAATTCAATGGCAGTTAAAGCAATATTATTGTTCACGGTAAATTCAGCCTTTCTCATAGCTTCTTTGCTATTTTTGGCTAAATTTTGTAACTGTTCTATTGCTTGTTGCGGTGTCATGTTGTTATAATTTTATCTGTCTTTACACATAAAAGTTTCCAATAATTAGGCGGTTCATCCAATTCAGGCATGGCATTCACTGTATAGATCCCAT